GGAACGAGCACCATTTATCGACCAATCACAGTCTATGAATATTTACATGTCAAACCCAACGTTGTCTAAAATTACTTCATCACATTTCCATGGTTGGGAAAGCGGTCTTAAAACGTTGTGTTACTATGTTAGAACAAAGGCAATATCAACAGGAGCAAAACATTTGGCATTAGATATGACAAAAAAACAAACTCCACCTCCACCACCTGACAGAATATTAAAAGAAGGTGTTTTACCAACAAGACCCGAGGACTCTGAGTTTGAGTGTTTTGGATGTTCATCTTAAATCTAATAATCCCAACATATCGTTGGGATTTTTTATTTAATAACTATTTATTGAAAATATCACGACACTATATTTATGTAATATGGCAAACGGAATTACATATGGTTTACATTTTCCTTTTTTAAAAAGTCCTGTCGGTAGTTATGTAAGGGCAACAGAAAATACTGACGACGAAATAAAAAGTAACTTACTACATTTATTGTTGACAAGAAGAGGAACAAGATATTATTTACCGGATTTTGGAACAAGACTATATGAATTTATTTTTGAACCATTGGACGCTCAAACGTTTAATGCGATGAAAGATGAAATTTACGAACAAGTAAGAATTTACATACCAAATCTTACGATTACTAATATATCAATAATACCATACACTGAAGTAACTGACGCTCAAGAACCTAGACCAAGACTTGCTTATAATCCTAAAGATTTTGTTAGTACAGGTGAGTTTTTTGAACTACTTGAGAAGGGTGAAACACTTATAGATACGGAAAGTCCCGAATATGATATAATTAGAATACCAGGACCAAATACTGCAGATTATACTGCAAAAATAAAAATAGAATACATAGATGAGTCATCTGCATTTGGAAGTAGAAACTTTGTAATAATTAATATATAATATGGCTAATAATAAAATAAATTACACTTCTAGAGATTTTGAATCGATTAGACAGGGATTAATTGATTATACAAAACAATATTACCCCGATTTAGTACAAAACTTTAATGATGCCTCGATATTTTCAGTTTTAATGGATTTGAACGCGGCTGTTGCGGACAACTTACATTTTCATATGGATAGAAGTATTCAAGAAACAGTATTACAATATGCACAACAACGGTCTTCAATTTTTAATATTGCAAGAACTTATGGATTAAAAATACCTGGATTTAGACCATCTGTTGCTGTAGTTGATTTTTCTATTACTGTCCCACCACTTGGAGATAGTGAAGACTATAGGTATTTAGGTATTTTAAGAGCTGGTTCGCAGTTTAACGGAGGAGGGACTACATTTGAAACTGTATATGATATTGATTTCTCAACACAATATAATCAGGAAGGTTTTGTTAATAGAACTAAAATACCAACATTTGACGCTAATAATAAAATTATAAACTACATTATTACAAAAAGAGAAGTAGTTGTTAATGGAACAACTAAAGTATTTAAAAGGGTAATAAATCCCACTGATGTTGTACCGTTTTTTAACTTTTTTCTACCTGAAAGAAACGTATTAGGTGTAACCGGAGTCATTCAAAAAGATGGTACAAGTTATCCTAACGTACCGGGTTACCAAGACTTTGTCACTTCAACAAATAAGTGGTATGAGGTTGACGCATTGGCAGAAGACACCGTATTCATAGAAGACACAACCAAACCTACAGACAACGCAGGGGTTAAAGTTGGTACGTATATTAAAACTGACAATAGATTTGTAACTGAATACACACCCGAAGGTTTTATGAAGCTGCAATTTGGGGGAGGAACCACGACACCTAACCAACAACTTGAAAAATTTGCAAGAGATGGTATTAGACTTGATTTGGCAAATTATCAAAACAATATTGGTTTAGGATTAACTGTACAACCAAACACAACAATTTTTGTACAATATAGAATAGGTGGTGGACTTGCTTCAAACGTAGGTGTTGGTGTAATAAATCAAGTGGGTACTATAGATTTTGCGGTAAACGGACCATCCGCAACAATTAACGCGAATGTGGTTAATTCATTAAAAAGTAATAATGTTACTGCGGCAATTGGTGGTTCAAATCCACCGTCAACTGAAGAAGTTAGAAACATGGTAAGTTTTAATTTTGCCGCACAAAAAAGAGCCGTAACTATTAATGATTATAAATCAATTATTGATACGATGCCAGGTAGGTTTGGAGCACCGGCAAAAGTTGCAATCACAGAAAACAATAACAAAATAACAATCCAAATACTATCTTACGACGATAGTGGTAAATTAACACAAGTCGTTTCTAATAATCTAAAAAGTAATTTGGCAACTTACTTGTCAAAATACAGAATGATTAATGACTATATTTCTATTGATGTTGCAAAAGTAATTGATTTGGAGTTTGATATATTTGTTGTTTTAGAGTCTGATAGAAGCCAAGGTCAAGTTATTACTCAAATTATAAATGAAGTTTCAAACTATATGTCTCCTGAGAATAGAGAGTTAGGTCAAAATGTTAATATTTCAGACGTAAGAAGATTAATTCAAAATACAGCTGGAGTTACAACTTTATCTGATTTAAAAGTATACAATAAGGTAGGAGGTTTATATTCGACATCTGAAACTTCACAAAGATACGTTGATACGACAACAAAAGAAATACAATTAATTGATGACACAATATTTGCGGAGCCAACGCAAATTTATCAAATCAGATTCAATAATAAAGACATAAAAGTTCGAGTTAAGAACTTAAAAACAGTAGACTTCATCTAACTTTATTTATTTTTAGTTGAACTATGTTAATATAGAAAATAAGTAACATAACTATTTATTTTCAAAAGGTAGATGAGCAAAAGCTATAGAATAAGAACCTCCATAGGAACAGACCGAAACGTCAGAGTCGACATAAACCAAGACTTTGATTTTTTAGAAATTTTGTCTTTAAAACTAAGACAAGAAGATGTATATACACGTTTTTGTGCCGACTATGGTGTAGTTGCCGGCCGAGTTATTGTCAACGGAGGGTACGGAGTTCCGAACGCTAATGTTTCAATATTTGTACCTTTAGATGAAATAGATGAAAATGACCCTGTAATTTCAACCCTATATCCTTATAAAAACGTAGATGAAAAAAACGAAGACGGTTATAGATACAATCTTCTTCCTTATAGAAAAGAATACGATGGACATGTACCCACAGGAACTTTTCCTGATAGGGAAGACGTACTTAAAAGAACTGAAGTATTGGAAGTTTATGAAAAATACTTCAAGTTTACAGTAAAAACAAATGAAAGTGGTGACTTTATGATTGTAGGAGCACCTCTCGGTATTCAAACATTAGTTTTAGACGTTGATTTATCTAACATTGGGTGCTTCTCACTTAGACCAGCAGATTTCATAAGAGCGGGACTTGCAGGACCCGAACAATTTAATGGGGACCAATTTAAATCATCAACAGATTTAGGGTCTTTACCACAGTTAGTAAATATTAAAAATAATATAGATGTTACTTCATTTTGGGGTGAAACTGATTTATGTAACATCGGTATAACAAGAGCGGATTTTGATTTAAGAGATTTTGGTATAGATATTAAACCTCATGCAATATTTATGGGGTCAATATTTTCAACAGCTGAAGAAGATTTTCTTAAAACAAATTGTAAACCAAAAAAAGATTCAGGAAATCTTTGTGACTTAGTAACTGCGGGAGGAACAATATTAGCACTTAGACAAACAATTAATTATGATGTTAATGGTAGACCAATATTAGAACAATTTTCACTTCCTGAAGGTGGTAAAGTAATTGATGATAATGGTACATGGTTGGTGGAAGTACCAATGAATTTAGATTTTGTTACCACTAATGAATTTGGAGAACAAATTTTGTCAAATGACCCTGCGGTTGGTATTCCAACAAAGGGTAAATATAGATTTAGAATACAGTACCAAAATGAAAATGGTTTAAATAATGATATTTTAAGGGCTGACTATTTAGTTCCCAACATAAAAGAATGGGGGTGGACAGGTATAAATCCACCGACAGGGTCAGCAGCACAACTTAAATCATATGCGTTCAGTTTGGATTGGGATGATTATGGTGATTCTACAACATCAATAGGTCAACAGATGATACAAGAGGCGATTAATTGTGAAGACCGTTTTTATGAAATGAATTATAATAAAGTTTATACAATTGCAAACTTTATAGACAGATGGAAGTGGGGGTTTAATAGAAGTAGACATTTAGGCATAAAAGAAATAACAGATAGAAGATGCACCACAACCACAAACAGATTTCCGGTTAACGATGGTGTTAGAAATTTCGATTTTATATTTTTCTTATTTAATTTACTTGTTACAATTTTTAGTCCAATATTTGTTGCACTTATACCTGTTCTTCACTTATTATCACTTGTTTGGCCAATATTAAAATGGGTTATAGCTATAGTTTTCCCTGGTTTGTTATTATACTTTGCGATTCAATATGGTATTGCGGCGGCAGTGGCATTCCCGGCTGTTGGTCTAATAGCATTATACCTCGCTGTTGCAATAATTTTTGCGGCAGCAGCTGCGATATTTGCAATTAAAGTATCACCGATGTTAACCAAGTTTAACTTTAAAGGTTTGACTTTACCTATGATGTCATATCCAGACTGTGAAGCTTGTCCTTGTGATATACCTGACATTGAGACAGAAGAAATACAAGGTGGTATATTTGGTGGTGGTGGAACCCAAAGTACTAAAATTGGTAAATATACCGTAAATTCAAGAAGTAGTGGTTCACAATTGGCCGACATCAATTCCAATGATTTTTATGGAAATGCGGTAAATGTGAATAATTGTAATTATGACAATAGTGGTGACCAAATAGAACAAGGTGGATATACCAATCCTGCACCTGTTGGACCAACATATTTTTGTTTTTTAAATCCTGAAGATTATAGCGGTAATGAACAAAAAAGAAATCAAAAATACCAAGCGGATAGTTACGGTATAAGATACGGAATA